GATGTTGGCCTGCACATCCTGGCCACGCGTGGCGGTGTTGGCGCCGACGTCGGTGCTGTAGCGCTGCTGCTGCAGCCCCCCCAGTCCCAGGTTGTAGTTCAAGTCCTGGCCACGAGCGGTAGTCTGGTTTTGCAGGTTGGCGATGTCGCGCTGCGTCTGGTTGCCCAGTTGCGCCGTCTGCAGCCCAATGTCTTGGCCGCGCTGCGCGGTCTGCGCGCCAACGTCAGTGCTGTAGCGCCCGAGATCTTGCCCGCGCATGGCCGTGGCCGCGCCCACGTCGGTGGCGTACTGCTGCTGGCCCAAGTTGCGCAGGCCCACGTCGTAGTTGAGGTTCTGCCCACGCAGGGCCGTTTGGGCCCCCACGTCCGTGTTGTAGCGCGAGGTCTGAGCGCCGACGTCGGTTGCGTAGCGCGAAGTCTGCGCACCTACATCGGTGTTGTAGCGCGACGTCGCCGCACCGACATCGGTGGCGTAGCGTTGCTGCTCAATGCCCTTGTTGCCGATGTCGTAGTTCAGGTCCTGCCCACGCATGGTGGTGTTGGCCCCCACATCCGTGGCGTAGCGCTGCTGCTGGATGCCTTGCTGGCCAATGTCGTAGTTCAACGATTGGCCGCGCTGGGTGGTCAGGTCCTGCATGCGCGCGATGTCTTGCGCGTTTTGCAAGCTGCGCTCTTGCCCGTAGGCCGTGCCGTACAGGTTGGCCATGGCATCAGCCAGCCCTTGGTTAGACATGCCCGCAGCCAAGCCTTCGGCGATGCCTTGGCGCGAGCCGCCAAACCCGCCCGCGGCCATGGCCCCGCTGCGCAACCCGGGCAGGGTGGTGTAGTTCAGCGTCTGGTTGTAGCGGTTGGCCAGGGCTTGCGCCTGGGCATCCAGAAACGGGTTCAGTTGAAACGAAGTGGCCATTGCTTACCTCACAGCTTGACCCACGTGGCACCCACGCGGGCATAGATCCCGGCACCGCTGCCGGGGTTCCAGTTGGTTCCATCAGCCTTCACCACCATGCCCTCGCGCGGCCGCAGCGGCGCGGCGTTGAGCGTGTCCAGGAACACGTAGGGCTGGGGGGCTTCCATCGCCTTGCGCAGGTTGGCCAGCTCCTGCAACAAAAAACCCGGCAGCGCGGCCGGGTCTTGAGGGGGGATCGTCGGGTTGTAGATCATCAGTACGCGCCCCGCTTCACCACGTCCAGGTCGATCCCCTTCAGGCGCCACGCAAACCCGGCCGTGCTCTTGATGCGCAGCGACAAGAAGCGCCCCGTGGCAAAGGCATCCGCCTTGCGCGTGGAGCCGATGGTGTAGGTCACCGGGCTGGACCACGTGGGGGCCACCTCCACGTCCATGGTCGCGCCCACCTCCACCGTCAGCGTGGCCCCGGTTGGTCCGTCAATGCGCGGGTACACCGCCTTCACGGTCTTGACCGAGTAGGGGTCGTCAAACGCCAAGTTTGTCCGCTCGATGTAGGCCGTGAACTCGGTCCCCGCGTCGTTGCTGCCAGCGTCGCCCAGCAAGATGTTGGAGCTGTTGCACAGCAGCATCCGGCCGTCGCTGGGGTTGAACTCGGCTTGCGCCCACACCGTGGCGTCTGACAGCCAGGTGTCGGCATCGGAGGCCCAAGTCTCAGCCACCCCTGGAGCGATCAGGCCAAAGTCGCCATAGGTCACGTTGGGCAAATCGCGCGGGGCCAGCGTGTCGTCGGCAAAGTTCCACACCAGCGCCTTGGTGCAAGTGGATTGGCCCACGTAGGGAAAGCAGATCCACACCTCGTTGCGCCGCAGGTTGGTCATCAGGAACGAGCGCGCGTAGTTGGTGGTGTCCATCTGCGTGAACAGCCACTTGCGCATCCGTGCGGTCAGGATGGACTTCGGGCCTTGGCCGTTGTGCACGATCACGTCACCCGGAGTCAGCACCACATGCCCCACCGGGGTGTTGGCGATGCAGCCGCGGGCCAGAGCCCCCACATCGCCGGGCAGGCGCTGGAAGGCAAAGATGAACTGGCCGCCGATGTAGCGCATCGAGTACATCGAGCGCTCTTTGTAGATGATGTTGGCGTCACCCAGCACCATCTGGTCGACCATCAGGTCTCCGGTCTCGGCTAGATCCACCTCGCCAGCGTCGGTCGTAGGGTCTGCTTCGTCCCACGAGCCAGGGATGGCGCCGGGGTCAGCCGCGTCCGACCACTTGACCATACCAGCGGTCGTCGATCGCTCCGGTGGGCGCGGTGCCGGTGATGTCGGTGCGCGTGGTGCCATCGTCCACGTACACCGCGCTCAAACCTGCGTGGACCCAGAACCGGGCGCTGGTGGTGACGTAAGGGGCCAGCCAGTAGGGCGTGACCGACGGGGCGGTGAAGACGGTCTTGAGCCCGCCAAAACGCTCGGCGTAGCCGTCCCGAAAGCGCACGTTGTTGGCGTCGCTCCAGGCGTTGAGCGGCAGCTCCTGCGGCGCCTGGTCAGCCAACACACCGTACTGGCCGGCGTTGGGTAAGGTGACGATGGCCATGGATTACCAGCAGGTGATGCGGGCGTACCCGTTGCCGCCAGCACCTCCGGCGCCGGAGGTGCAGGTGCCGCTGGTGTAGCCCACCGAACCACCACCTCCGCCGCCCGCACAGCGCCCGCCCGCACCCCCATTCCTGGCGGTCACGCCGGTTCCCTGCGCACCAGCACCGCCGCCGCCAGCGCTGCCTTGCGGCCTGCCGGTCATGATGGGGGTGGTGCCTGCAGTGCCGGGATTGGTAGTCCCGCCGCCGGCACCACCGCCGCCAAACGTGGTGCCGTTGTTTTCGGCCACGTTGCCGCCTGCTGTGGCGGCGTACAACACCTGCAAGCCCGTGTCGTTGGCAACGCCGCCACCGGAGCCGCCACCGGGCCCCGCCAGTGCCGCCAGCGCACCAGCCACTGTGGCCACAGCGTAGCCGCTGCCTGACGCAAACGCGCGGATCGTGCCAGAAGCGCCACCCGTTTCCGCCAAACCGGTTTGCGTTGCGTTGGATGATCCAACGGTGCTGGGAGAACCAAAAACATTGCCTCTCCCTCCGCCCGCTCCTCCAAACGCCGTAGCCAAGCTGCCAAACGTGGTGTCGCCTCCAGATGACCCGTCATTTCCAGGCACAGCCGTGCCGCTGGTCGCGCTGATTGCCGCAGCTCCATTGCCACCGGTGCCAAGCGTCACGCTGACCGTGCTGGACAAGTCCGAAGCCTTAAACAGGCGCTGCACATAGTTGCCGCCGCATCCTCCATGGCCGCCAAACAGCGCGGCAGAGCTTGAGCTGCCTCCCGAGCCACCACCGCCGCCAGCGCCCCAGAGCTCCACCATCACCACGGTCACGCCCGCGGGCTTGGTCCAGGTGCCGTTGCTGGAAAACTCCTGCACATCACGGATGGTCTGCCAGCTTGCCGTGGTGCCGTCTGTGGTCACAAACTTGCCCGCGTTGCCGGTTTGCGCGGGCAGCACCGCACTGAAGGCCGTGGCCGCCACAAACGCGGTGGTGGCCACTGCCGGTAAAGGCCGGGCTGGCCAGGGGCGCAAACCCCGCCGCCACAAAGGCAGTCGTGGCCAGTTGCGTGCTGTTGGTGCCCGGCGAAGCAGTGGGCGCCGTGGGCGTGCCCGTCAGGGCTGGCGAGTTGGCAAACAGCAGCGCGCCCGTGCCCGTCTCGTCCGTGAGGGACGCCGCCAGTTGCGCCGAGGTGGCCGCAAAGGTGTTGTTGGCCAGGTCGAAGGTCTTGTTGGTCAGCGTGGCCGTGTTGGTGCGCTCGGCAAACACATGCGCCGTGGTGGCCAGTTGCGTCGTGTTGGTGCCCGCGGCTGCCGTCGGCGCAGTCGGTGTGCCCGTCAGCGCGGGGCTTGCCAGCGGCGCCTTGGCGTTGAGCTGCGTCTGCAGTGCACTCGTCACCCCCGCCACATACCCCAGCTCCGTGTGCGTGGCCGATACGGCCCCCGTCACGTTAGGAAACGAAGCCTTGATCGTGGATTTGAGCAAGCGCAGGTGGTCGTCGCCTTCGCTCTTCAGGTCCGTGGCGCCGGGCTTGGTGGCATCCAGCTGGTTGATGTAGGTCGCGCTTTCAACGGTCATAGGGTCCTCACTCGCATGGCAGAGCCCGAGCGCAGCGCCGCGTCATCGGCCTGCTGCAGCGCGGCCACTTCGGCCCGGTACTTGGTGTCCCACAGCGGGGTGCGCTCGTCTTCCATCAGGTACGGCGCGCCTTCAGCCAACGCCCCGAACAGGTACACCCCGGGGTGGTTGGTCAGCAACCAGTTGGTGGGCGTGGTCGACAGCGCCGCAAAGCGCTGGTAGTAGTCCAGGCTCACCGTGTAGACGGCATCCGGCGTGGGGCCGAACTGGATCGCGTCGCCCACGATGGTGTAGACCACCGGCTGGCCGTTGGCGTAGCCGCTCGGGAACTTGCGGTCCATGATCTCGGGCGTGACCACCGACAGCGCCGCGGGCGGCGTGGTGTTGGTCAGCGTGATGTTTTCCATCTCCAAGAAGTCGCTGGGCAGCGTCACGGTCTGCGTGCCGGCCACGGTGCTCAGCGTGGTGTTGGTGACCTGGCGGCGCAGGCGCAGGTCTCGCGCAATGCGGGCCTCGGCCAGCGTGATGAAGTCCGGGATGATGGACGTCAGGTCCGACCGCTTGAGCCAGTTGGCCACCGAGGTCTGCAGGTCGGAGTAGGTGGCAATGGCCATGTCACACCCTGCCCTTCCAGATGCGGAAATGCGCCAGCGCCGGATCGTTCAGCAAGCGCTTCTGGTGCTCGGGTGAGCGGCCCAGCTCCTGCAGCGTGATGGCGTGGTCGTTGAGGTAGCGCTCCACCAGCACCATGGGGATGCTCGCGGCCAGGCGCATGTCGCTTGAGCCCGTGTGCCCCGCGTTGTGCATGGCCTGGGCGCGCTCGGCGTAGGGCGTGCAGTCCTGCGTGGTGCCGGTGATCAGGGCCCCGTCTTGCAGCGCCACGGTGGTCACCACCCCGGGCGCAGCGGCAATGTCCGTGCGCAGCATCAGGAGTTGTCCAGCGGGACGACGTTGACGTTGCCCGCCGCGGTGCCCTGGATGTAGGCAATGTGCGTCAGGCCCTTGGGCACGTGCATGATCACCGAGTCGGCCGGCTGGACCATCACGTCGTTGGCGGTGGCCGTCACGGTGGAGTCGCCCACCTTGACATAGCACTCGTTACGAGCTGCGACGCGGATGTAGTTGGGTGCTCGACCGGATGAGTCGTTGGGGATGGCGGTGCGGGCCGAAGCCGCACCAGTGGCCGCGGAAAACCCGCTGGCCGTCACGGAGATGAACGCTCCGCCGAAGATTTGAGCCATGTGCTGCTCCGACGTCTCTCGACGCTGGGAGAAATGAAAAGGGGCCCCGAAGGGCCCCCGTGTTTGCAGTGCGTCAGGCCGGAGCCAGGTGCACTGTGATCGAGCCCACCGCCGAGGTTGGGGCCGTGGCGGTGGGGGTCTTGCGGATCTGCGCCGTGCAGGCACCACCCGTGCCCGCCACATCGACGCGGCCACGGATGGCCTTGACGACATAGGCGCGGTCGGCCACGAAGAACGTGCAGTCCGGCGTGGTGGCCACGTAGTTGATGGTCACCGGGATGAAGCCCGCGCCACCCGTGCTGGCGCTGCCCACGAGTCCGAGCGAGGAGTCGGGATGCTGTGCAATGTCTACAGACATGTCTGGTCCTTTCAGAAATGGAAAAGGGGAGCCGAAGCTCCCCTTTGTCGAATTGGCTCGGTCAACGAGCGTGCGTCAAACCCTTGCGGATGTTGGCAATGGTGGTCTTGCCAACGCCGTACAGCTTGCCCAGTCCGCGCGTGCCGGGAGGCGTGCTGCGGATGTGATCAATGGCTTCTTGTGAAAGCGGCTTGTTCACGTACTTCTCAGCGTCTTGCTTGACCACACCGCTGCGGCGCCGGATGCGCTTGATCGTGCACACATCCACCCCGAAACGCTCGGCCAATTCCTTGGTCTTGCCAACCGTTGAGCAAATCAGGTCAATGTCGGCCTGATCTTTGAAAGCCGAATTCCAATGCTTGACGCCAGACGGAACGCCTGACACCTTGCGCCCCTTTTCAAGCATGTCTTGCACGTTGTCGGCTTGGGTGCCCAACTGCAGGTGCGCAGGGTTCACACACAGCCGGTTATCGCAGGTGTGCATGACCACATAACCGTGCGGCGGCGGCCCACCTTCAGGGATCTCGCCTCTGAATATGAGCCACGCCA